CCTAAGTTTTCTCCTACCAATGCTGCTTGATCAACCATTATGCTACCTGTACGTATTCAATAACAAAAGTAAATGAACCTGCTGTAGTAGCGTTCACTGTGTTAGTGATGTTACAGAAGATGTTACGTGCAGCTGCTGCGTATTGAACAGAGGCTGGGGCTGTCGTGCCATCCTGTGTCTGAAGAATTAACGCAGTCACTGTTACGTTACCTACAACAACTGTTGTACCAGCGTCTAAGATTTCGTCAGCCTGAGTAGCTACAATTTGTGCGCCTGAAGAAGATGTACCAACTTCATAACCAATGTCACCACTTCCAATAACGGGAGCCGTAGCACAAAAGATTTTAATGTCAGTGATGATTGTGTTTGCAGGCTGTGCAAATGTACCGATAGTAGGACTATCGCCAGCGGTAGAGTTCACTGTCACACCTGTGACGTGAGCAACGTGCTTAACAAACAAACTATTGACTGCCGTTGACAATGTTGTAGCGCCTGTCACGGCGAGTGTTCCGCCAACAGAAGCGTTTGTACCATATGTGGAATTAGTTGTTTCAACACCAGTTTCGTCAGTTATCGTGATATCTTCAAAACCGTTTTGCGAACGCACTGGTCCGCTAAAAGTAGAATTACCCATGGGAATCTCCTGTCTGGGTTAAGTCAGCCGCCCAATGCGACTGTCAGGGATGCCCAAACAGTACAATAGATTTTTACAAAAAGAAAGAGGCGATCCGAAGACCGCCTCAATCTAACAAGTGCAATGTGTCTTACGCTCCAGGGGAGCCAAACACACAACGTGGGTCACTAAAGCCGAAGCTATAACGCTCACGAGCCTTGAAGCGCATGTTACCTGTGTCGAAATCAGCTTCCATGTTAGTGGAAAGCGGAGTCCGCTCAAAGTGAACAAAGCCGCGAGGCGCGTCAGTTTTGATGAAGAACGCATCTGGGTCAGTAAGGAAGTCATTGACGGCATAGCCTTCAGGTAACATCCCCATTGAACGAATTGCGTTAGTGTCGTTGTCCGAAGTACCGACGCGAAGGTTGGAGACCATCAGGCGCTCTGCAACGAATTGCAATTGCCGTGGGATCATCAACTTCATGCCGCGGAGAGCGACCTTCAAGCCACGTTCGTCAACATAACCAGCGATGTTGATAAGAGCGTCTTCCAAAGAAGTTTCGTTCAAATCAGCAGCAGTTGATGGTTCGTTGGCAAAAGTTCCACCGTTTGTAAGCGGGTGATCAGTGGCGCAAAGTGCAACACCGTCTCCGCCAGCAGTTGCACCAGCGGCGAACGCATTGTTCAATACCGCAGCGGCTTTAACCTGCTTAGAGTGGGCCATTGAGCGAGCGAGAGCGCGTGTGTAACGACTGCCGAGGCGGTCATACAAGTTGTCCTCGATTGCTTCCTCAGTAATTGAGAAGGCAAGCGCAACGGTTTCGTGGTTGTAACGAGCTGTGTATGCTTCGTTAGCATCGTCAAAGTTGACAGCGGAACCTTCAGACTTAGTAGGTGCCGAGCCAAATCCAGATAGCATAACTTCCTCCTCGAACGCTCTGTCCGATGATTCAGTTGTATACAGCTCTGAATGTTGGTTTTCGTAGCGATCGTACTCCATACCAAACAAGGCGTTGAGACCTGGTTCAAGCTCTTTCGCTAATTGTGCGCGTGAAATAGCCATGTTTTAGACCCCCTTATACGCCGGTCGTAGCAACAGTACCCGCTGCAATGGAACCAGTAGGCGCATTGAAGTGGTTGTTGATACGAACGATTAATGGAATACCAGCGACAGTGAAATCCGAATTGTCTGGGTCATTTTGTATGCCCATAATACGGAGTGCCAAAGTGTTGGTAGCTGCGACTGTATTTAAATCTGCGGATGCAGAAGAAATACCAGTAGTTGTAGAACCACTGTTGCCTGTTGCAAACGCGATGTTTGCGAACACAGATGTAAGAATTTCCGCTTCAGTGTTCTGACCAGCCACAACATTAGATGTTGCAATGGTGAACAGTTGATTTGGATCGTCATACAAAAAGGCTTTGACAGGGAAATTAGAATCCGCGCCAGAACCGGGCCATTGGTTTGCCCGAATAACTTCACCTGTAGTAGATGAAACATACTCACAGCCATAGAACACACCCACAATACTGACATTGCCACCAGCCGCAGCTTGTAGATCGTCAATGACGCCCGCAGCCAACGGAATAACCGCCATGCCTTGGAACATTGGATTGGAGTTGTCAGAAGCTATGCGATATTCAGATAGACCAGTAGAGTTGGTCGATTGACCAATTTTACCAATGGGACGTAGCCCAAAGGATCCGTTAGAATTTGCCATAATAGCACCTCAAAGTTACTTGGAGTCTCCTCGCGAGCCTCCAAAGGATACACGACTTTGCCGATTATTAGAAATCGGCATCGAAGGATGTTGGTCCTTCATTAGGTCCTGGTCAACTGCTACCATCTGTTCGCGGGTCCGGTTCCCGTAATACGCGGATCGTTCTTGGGCGGTCTCTACAGGTATTCGGCACAGCATCAATCCACCTTGTCCGATAACCCCTTCGTATCGACCTTCGTCAATAGTGGGAGCTTCATAGTCTGGATACTCGTCCTTACGGACAGGTTCCCATCCTTCGCGTAGCTTGGTGTTGACATTCATTTTGTCTTCTTCACCACGCATTGCGACTCGAATCCAACGATGCACATAGCCTGGAGGGGCTACAGGTGCTTCAAGGCGACTGGGCGGAGCCCATGGTTTACGGCGCGTTTCTGTTTCGCGGGTAGCGCTCTCGCGCGGTTTTCTATCAGTCATTCTATCAATCCTTCACATATTTTGCATATTCTTCAAGCGGGACGTTTAACCGTTTTGCCATCGCAATTTGTGATGGTGAGAGTTTCACCGACCTGCGCCCTGTTTTTGCTGTACTGCGGGTAGCTGAAGCGCCAGCAGGTGCGACCTGTGCTCCGCCCGATTGTTTCGCTTTGAACTTGTGTGGAAACTCCACACGCATCCTACGATCAACTTCACTATAGTATTCTTCTCCGTTGGGGTCAATTCCTTCTTCTTGAACCATCTTACGATGGATACCGAAGACGGCATAAGTCATAACCTCATCGTTACCAAACCACTCATTCTTCTCGGCCCAAGCCTCTGCTTTAGGGTCAGGAGTCGGAGCAGGTTGCTGTTGTTGTTGCGCGGGCTGCTGCACTTGCTGCCCTTGAGGCTGCTGCTGTTCAACAGCAACTTTGTCCTCAGACCGCTGTTTAGCAATCCGTAAACGCTCTTGTTCAATGGACATTTTTGACAGGCCCTCTTGGGCTTCCATCATCTTGTCCGCATCACCAGCCTCATACGCTTCTTTATAAAGGCGCTTCGCTTCACCCATTTGGCTGTCCAAACGTGTGCCGTACTCAGTCAAATAACCTTTGTCTAAGTTCTGCATACGGCTTTTAAGCTGAGTGTTCTCGGTAAGTAACTGTTGCGCCATGCGAACAGCTTCTTCTCGATCACGTTCCTCGTTCCGGTATTTCTCGGTGAGCTTCTTGATCCTGCTTTGAACCTTGCTACTATAGCTTGCAAGCTCGTCTTCAGGTTCCTTCTCAGGTTCTTTACCCTCAACCTCAACGGTTTCCGTAGACGTTTCTTCTTCAGGAACATCTATCTCAACCTCAACACCCTCGTCTTCAAGGACCTCTTGGTCTAGTTGCTCTTCACTCATTTTGTTCTCCTAAACCTGCTTGATGTCGTCGGGTTCAAGAATGGTGGCAATAACCTCGTCATCGTTAATGATGCGAACCTCTCCACCGTCAATCTTAAAACGTGACCCTGAATAACGACCGATACACACCCATTGACCTTCAGCACACCAGGGTGCGCTGTCGGCGCCAAACTTATCCGGGTCCTTATAGGCGAGAGGGCCTAACTTCAGAACGTAAGCTACAACAGTAGCTACAGCCTCACGGGCTCGAATTTCATCCGGTATGTGTAACCCGCCCTGCGTCTTGGTCGCGCCTTGATAAGGCATCACC